TAGCTGCTAAAGGACCTTTTAATGCTTCTTTTTTAACACCAGTACGTAATCCTACCTTAGCTATAGAAGCAGGTATAGATGCACCCATAGATAATACACCAGCAATAACATCTGGTGCTAAACCTACAAGGTGTCCCATCTTATTTGCTAAAGATTCACTGGTAGTATCAGCGTCATCAGCCCAACCAAATGTAGTAAATCCTTCTGCAAATCCAGATACAAATTGGTTTAATATAGAACCCATAGATTCTTCAGCAGCTTCCATATCTCTATTAAAAGGTATATCAGACGCTTTCATAACACGTTCTACATAGTCTGTATCTTTTTGATTAAAACCAGTAGGGTCGTTTTGATATACAAGATATAATCTATTCGCATAGTCTTCTTGAGTGATAACTCCACCCATAACTAGTTTATTTAAATAGTCAAGCTGTTGGTTCATTTATATTCCTAATAAATTATATTAACAAGATTAAGTAGTGCTTTATTTTGATTTTCATGGGTTTCTTTTTGTGCATCGCTACCATATCTTTCGATAAAGAGTTCTAAATCAGGGTCTTCCAGTTGTTTCTTTTTATCATAAAGAAGTGATTGCAATGTTTTTGCTGATGGCGTTCCTGCATTCATTCCCTTTTGTCCTTGTATAGCACTTTGTGTTAATTCATTGATTATTAAACTTTTATTTTTTAAAATACTATCTAATTTTTGTGCTCTTTTGTAATTTAAATCAACGCCAGTAAGAGGTTCAAGAACTTCTGCTCCAGCAGCTCCAGCACCTACTACGGCTTGAGTTGCTTCTCTTGCCGAAAGAAGTGCTCCTCCAGTTCCTACAGCAGTTAAAAGACCTCCAGCAATTTGCGTTATGGCGTAAGGACTAGGTATAGTCATTAATGCTTGACCACTAGCTATAGTACCAGCTGATATTCCTGCTAAAACACCTGAAGACAATAAATCCTTTGTGAAACCCCAAGCAGCATCTTGTTCACTGTCATAAAATAATTGCCTTCCCAAAATAGTTTCAGCTTCTGACAAATCTTCCATACTTAATAATCCTTCAGTATCTTTTTGCAAAAACCCAATTAAAGCATTCTGACTTTCTATATCTAAATTTTTACTATCAATCGCTGTTTGAATTTCCTTTTTATAAGAATTATTTATCTTAGCTATTGCTTCATCTCCTTTAATTTCCATTGTAGCTATTTTTGTTCCATATTTACGAGCTGCTTCTGCTTCGTCTTTTGCTACTTGTTCTTTTCTTAAAGTTTCTGCTTTCATTGTAGGGTCTGTTATCTTCCATTGCTCAAATTGCTTTTGTGCTTCTATTGCTTTGTTAGATAATTCTAATTGTTGTTCAAACTTTAATTCAACCATATCTTTTTCAAACGCCATTTCTTGCATACGTTTTTCTGCTTCTTTATATGGTTCGTTAAACTCTTTCAGCATTCCTAAAATATTTGCTATATTTTCTATTGTTTGATTGCTTGCCATTTTATACTCCTCCGTACATGTCTAATAATGATTGTCCATAACTTGATTTAATTCCTTTTTCTGCAGCATATCTATCTAATTCAAATCCTGCTGACTGTATATCTCTAATACTTGCTGCTTCTCTCATACCTAGTTGAAATGAAGATTCTCTAAATCCTAAATCTCTAGCTGCTTGTTGTTGAGCAAATTGCATTTGTCCTTGTTGCATCATTTGCATACCAGCACCACTCCCTGCTAATCCTGTCATTCCAACTTGACTTTGCAATCCTTGTTGTTGTAATCCATATTGTTGAACTGCAGCTTGTTGTGCTAATTGTTGTCCTTCTCCTAAAAACTCTCTTTGTTGTACAAATTCTGCTGCTTCAGCTGTTCTTGCTTGTTGCAATGCACCATACTGTTGTCCTAATAATTGCCTTGCTTGTGCACGTTGTCTTCTTGCTTTTTTTCTTTTTCTTCTACTTCCAAAAAAACCTAGTACTGCACCACCAATAGTTAATCCTAATCCTAAAGATGACATACCTAAAGCTTCTGCTGCTTTACCAAATCCACTCATTTTATACCTCCCTATTCAAATGTTTCAAATACTTGTCCTAAATCTTCCATAACATCTTGTATAGTAAAGTTAGGTGCTATTTCTTGTGAAAATTCTTTTTTAACTTGATTATATGCTTCTATATCGTTTTGTTCCTGCTGTTCATTTATCATACGAGTTATGGTGTTATCGTAATAATTTGATTTAGCAGGTAAATCTTTTGCAGAACCTGCCCAATGTGATTTTAGCCACGCATCTTTATGTGTAAATTCTGGTGTTCCTAATTTATCTAATGGAAATCCACCTTTTTGTTCTTTATCTGCATAAAATATATCAGTCTGTAATTCTGGTGATAGCTTCGTAAAATCAGGATTATCTTTGTCGATATTCTTTAATTCGTTTGCAAACTCTTTTGGCATTTCTGCACCATACTGCTCATAAAATCTTTCATATCTAACAATAGCATCTCTAGCAGCTCCTGAACCACCTTCATCGAACATTTCATATTGATATAAACCTTTTCCTGGACCTTTAGGTTTACCATCTGGTCCTCTCTGAGGTATATTTTGATTGTTAGATTCCAACATAGCAACTTCTTTTGCGTGTAGTTGCAACATATCAGCTTGTTGTACTCCTCTATTTTTTCTAATAACTTCTAATGCTCCTTGCATAATATCTCCTTAATATTTTTTTAATAAACTTGAATTATAAAATTGAGACATAACTGTTCCTCCAGATGGATTAACATTACTTTTTATAGTACCTTGATAAAACTTTTGTTTTAATTCATCTAATAAAGGTTGATTAACTCCAAGTTGTGTAAAACCTTTTGTGTACTCATCCATTTCTTCTTGAGAATAAACTAATTTACCATCAGAAAATTGTGCAATAGGTTTTGCATTTTCTCCTATTAATTCCATATCAGGTAATAATTCAGAATCAATTCCTTCTTTTCTTCTTAATAATGCACGATGCTCAGCACTACCTTCTTTAACAACACCAGTTCCATAGTTTGTATGTATGTTATCACCGCTTCTGCCTCCAGTTAATCCTGCTCCTGCTGGTAATTTAATCTGGTCTTCTGTCATTGGTTTTTTAGGTGCTTTCTCAAATAAAGGTTTTGTTAAGTTTATTTCTCTTTGTTGTCCTGTATCAGGGTCATAAAACGACATAACATCTTTTACAGATGGGTCTTTTTTAGCTAACTCAGAATAATATAATGCACCACCTTCTGCACTATATGGTCCAAACATTCTTTCTCCAAGTCTTTGTGCTCCTCTTTCTATAAAACTATCTCCATCAGCAAATCTTCCTGTTTGAAATTGCTTTTCAAAGTCTCCACGTACATTTTGATACGCTTTAATTCCCTCATATGCTGTTCTTGCTCCCATTAATCCAGCTGTTATATCTGTTAATGTACCTCCGTCATCTGGTCTTTCTCTATAAATTTGACTAAGTTGACCACGTATTTGAGACATAATTAATCCTGCTCTACTTGCCATTCTACCTTACCTCCTGTAACTGTGTCTTCATCCATCTGCCATCTACTTTAATATATAAGTAATTATCATTACCTTCTTTTACTACTTTTCTATCACCATCAACTCCTTCTGAGTTTGTAGGTATATTTCTATCTACCTTGATTGGTGTTTCATATTGCTGCTTTGTTTCTTCAATATCTTGAGTATTGTCTTTAATAGTATGTATTCTATCTAAAATTCTTTTTACTTTTTGTTTGCCAAATATCATCGCACTACCTTATCTCTGTATACAATCTGTATATCATTTACTTCAAAATCGGCGTTTACAGCCCCTGTACTCTTCAATGCTATACCAAAGCTCACTAAGTTCTTAAAAGTGTCAGGAACAGGTATTTTAAGCGTTTTTAAACTATTTGTAGTGTTCGACAATGTATCGCCACTTTGATTTGCAGTATCTGGTATATCTGTTAATGGAACTGGTGTATTGTTTCTTTTTGTACCAAATCCTTGTAAAATAATATTATCAGTTTGTTTACAATTTACATAAATAGTATTTATATTTTTATTTACCATAGGTGTACCAAAGTCAAACTCTTTAGATTGCATAATAACACCAGTCTTTGTAAAACTAGATGGAGTATTGCTCCATTTTACAAGCTTCGCATCACTTGATTGTATTTCTACCCAATTAATATCACCATTATTTCTAGTAATTAAATTAGTAATATCATTTGTACTTGTTACATCACCAGTCATCCAAGACTGAGATTTCAAATCAAACATCAATACATTGTTAGTAGATTGATTATTGGTAATATATAATTGTTTTGTTTTTGGTATAAACCCTATCACATTGTTATCATGATAGTAGTTAGATTCCCAATCATCAAAGAATGGTTGTCCATTGTCATTTAAATGTATATCTAATATTCTATTACCATCATATATGTAAACACCATACTTATTAAACCAAGCTACAAATCCTTCTGCTTCTATAACATGGTATTCTTTCTCACACCCTTTATATTGAAAGGTTGCTTCTAAAAACTCAATACCTCTTGATACATTAATAATAAATAAATTTTGTTTTTTAAATTGTAATAACTTATTACCAGTTGTAGATAAATTTACAATGCTATCTCCATCTTCTACTTCTACATCAAGAAAACTTTCTTCTTCAAAGTAATCAAACTCATTAGGTTTAGATTTTAATACTCTATCTGATTTTGTAACTAACTCGTGTTTATCATTATAGTATTGAACATTACCAGCATATACTCTTCTGTTTAGTATAGTAGATGTTTTAAATCCTGTGTTAGCTTCGCCAATTACAGAAGGTGCATCTATGATGTAAGGTTCTACTGTAGGTAAGCTAAATATATCTTCTCCTACTGCATAAGCATCAGAACCTACAGAATAAAAATTATATGGATATACGAATTGTCTTTCATATATTTGAAGTGGAGTAGATTGTACTTCAACCTCATCTACACCAAAAGGTTTGTATGATTCTTCTCCAGCTAAACGTATACCTTGTTCAAAATCAACTTCACAAAATAAATATCTAGCACCAACAGAACCTTCTTCAACAGTAGTATTGTTTCCATCAGCTTCAACAAAATCTTCTATAATACCCCAATATATTCTAAATCCTGCATAATTAGCTTCTTTTTGTCCCAACCTTCCAACAAATCCAAAATGTAATACTTGTGTTATTTCATCTGCATTTAGGTTTTGAGGAGCATAACCTATGTATGCAGCAGGAGATTCCTGAATAGACCCATTAAAATCTTTGTACACTTTTGAACACCAAAAAGCATAACGTTTATTTTTATCTATAAGTATATCTGATTCAGTATTTTCACTAGATTTATTTACAAAATATGGAATAAAAGCCATAGAACCTTCGCCATTATCTGTGTATGCATCTATTGGAGCAGCGTCAAAATTATCCCAGTCATCTAGTTCTTGTTCAAGATTAGCAAAAGTAACATTCCATCTATCTTCTTGAGCAGAACTACTTCCTAAATTACCTACTCTTACACTACTTGGTATATAAACTTCAGACCCTTGACTAGGATGAAAATTTGGTTCTCCATCATTTTCTATATGACTATTTAATGTATCAACATTGTAATTATAACTACTATTGTTAGAATCTTTTCTACCTCGTAATGGTGCTATATATAAATCTGTTGAACTATAATCACCAGATTGTACTGCATGAACTCCAGCAGCTCCACCTGAACCTAGTTTTCTATTATACTTATAATACGTAAATAACTTAGGAGTATTACCAGAGTTTCCATAATGCGGCACTACTCTAACACCACCATCAATATTATACATTTCTAATCTAGAAGAAGTATCACCATAATCAATAGTATCTGATTCTAAATCTGTATTAGTAACATCAAATATCTCTACTTCTGAATTAGTAGTATCATTAATAAATAAATATTCTGTTTCATTAATAGTAGTTGGACTACCTAAGTTTCTATCAAAGTTTGTATGTAGTAATCCATTACCATAGTTTACAGAATTAATAGCATTTAATTCAGTAGTTGTAATATTAGATTCATTACCAATAACCTTTAACTTCCCTGGTACTTCATTACTAAGGTTTGATAATACTTGCAATTCATTATCAGCTAAGTCCCTAGGTGTAGTATTGTTATTTAGTCCTCCACTAAAATTACTTACGTTTATAGCTTTTTTTGGCATTCTTCTTCTTCTTTTTCTTTTTTAAGTTATACATTCTTCGAGTATTATTAATACTTTCACCTTTCATTTTACTTGGTGCCATCGATTAACTCTCCCCATACAGTAGTTTTACCATCAATAATCTCAACGACTTCTACTTTAAATTCTCCATTCGTAAACCAATCAATAATAGCAAAAGCGTGACCCCAGTTATGTAGTCTACCTTTTAACCATTTATTATTATCATGGTCCATTTTCTTTAAACATCCCAATGCCCAAGCACCAATATTACCATTAAGCTTAGTCAATGTATGTCTTTGTATATCGTGAGTATGTCCATACATTACATTTTCACCATATGTTTCCAGGTGTTTCTTTGCATGGTATGTCGTTGCAAAAGCACCATGGAAGAACGCAAGCTTACCTACTTGGATTGGTAAGTTGTGTTCTTTGTATTTGTATCCTCTCTCTTTGATTCTACACTTCTTTTCAAAAGTGTAATCGTTGAGATAAGGATACTTATTAGCAAAATTATCCAACCAGAGGTCGTGGTTACCTTGAAGTAAATACTTTTCTTTACATCCAACTTTTTTAAGTACTTCATCCCACTCATCTAATCCTTCATTTACTAATCTTATATCTTCTTCTACTAATGGAAGTTGAAACTCTAATGGTGGTAACTTCTTGTCTTTATATCTCCAAGCAGATACAGACTCCCATTCTCCAACATCACCTAGGTTTACAAAAACCTTTGGCTTTATTTTAAGTATTGCTTTCTTAACACACTTTACTGCAGCTCTATCTTCTAATGGATAATGCTGGTCTGGTATTACGATACCACGTTTTTTAAGTTTCAATGAAACCTCCTATTTTTTATGTAACGCTTTTTTAACTTCACCCCAAAGCTTATCATCAAGCTTATTAGATGACTTTAACACTAAATAGTCACCTAGGTGTAAGATAATAGCTGTAAGTAATTTCTCTGTTCCTAAACTAGTTAGTAACTTACCTAATATTGGTCCCATTATTTTACCTCACAATCTTTGTTGCAAGCTTCTAGGCCTTTCATATATCCTTGATGCTCTACAATCATTTGTTTAACTTCTCCCAATCTACCTTGGGCTTCTTGTATCTCTCCAACAAGAATGTTGTGCTGTTCAACTAAAGTTTGCATTTTAGTCTCAGCTTCTTGTCTTAGGTCTACTTTTTTTTCTTTTGCCATGTTACTGGTCTCCTATTATGTTATTAATTATTTTTTTTTATTTTTTTAATTTTACCGTTATGCGTTCTAGCAAATTTATGTGTTTTGGTTTCTCTTATAAGAGTTCCTTTATAGCGTTTGCCACCCCACATCCAACTTACTGTTTTAGCTTTCTTTAACATTATTTACTCATTGGTTTTGCGTATTTTTTTATACCTTTTGGCATTTTTCCACGCTTTTCTGCATCTATTACTGCAGCACTTTGTTCTGTTAATCGTTTTAATTCATCTTTACCTTGTTTAGTATCCATAAATAATTTTCTATCAATAGCTCCATCATTCATATTGTCTGTACTATTCTGTCCTGTACCTCTTTGTTTTTGTGCGTAATTGTCAGTACTATTCTTTCTTTTTGGTGGTTTACCGACTTGACTACCATATGTTCCTTTTCCCATTGGCATTGTATTATCCTCCTACCATTTAACTTTATGCGACCAATATCTAGCACTTAATTTGCTTGGTTTAGCATCTTGTGCATTGTGTCTAGCATAATATGATTTACGTCTTGCTTTATCTTTTTTACTCTTTGGATTCTTGCCAGCACCTGTTACACCTTGCTGTCCAAATCTTATCAATTTTTTTGTTTCTCCAACCTTAGCTACCACTACGTGCGATTTTGTAGGATGGTTAGGTGTTCTTTTAGGTTTATTATAACCACTTACACCAGCTCTAGTTAGTCTTGAATCTTTTTTAACAGCCATTATCCTTGTCCTCTACTACGTTTTTTATAATACTTTTTACTTATCTTATTTCCATATTTAGTATTATTCGACATTCCTTGACGAGTTTTCTTCTTACCATTCGTGTGTTTTGTTTGTGTTGGTCCGAATACTTTACGCATGATGTCAAATTTAATACCTATTTAACTTCTTTCCAAATACTTTTTATAATATGCTTAATATGGTAGCTATAACTACACCAACAGTAATAATACGTGCAATGTTTTTTTCATTAGTACGTACTCTTCCGTTCTGCTCTTTTAGTAATTGTTTTATCTCTTTTATATCATGATAAATATCAATTACTTGAGATTCTATTACAGCTACCCTTTCAGTCATTTGTTCTCTATATTCACTAACTTTCATAATTGTTCCTATGGGAAACCTCCACCACTATCATCAAATAGAATTAAATTAAATCCTGGTGTTGTTTCTCCGTCTGCTACTATTTTAATTGTTCTATTGCTTGTTTCATATAACGAGCTATGTTGTATATACTTAAATCTACAATACAATGTACCGCTACCATTTATACTAATTGATGTAGTAAATTGTCCAGTACTACTACCTACACTATAGTATGTTGCACTATTAGTTGGAAATGCAGACGTCGATGTTGCCACTGAAAGACCACCTCTAACTACTCCACTATTTAGAGTAAAGTATACGTCTATCACATCAGAAGTAAATCCACTAAATGTAATACTTCTGTTAAAATAATTTGTAGTACCTGGATTAGCCTCATAAGTTTGGTTACCAGCACTCCAACTACTTCCCCAAGAAGAAGAAGTTAAGTCGTGGTCGTAACTATAAAACTCAGACATTGCATGCGGTGCAACGCCATCTGGTCTATTTGCTGCTGGATTAACAGTGTTTATAGTTACAAACGTACCATCAGATATATTTTTTAACGAAGCATTAAATTCGTTCTCATTACCTGTTTCAGTATATATATCATTAATACTAATTGGTCCTGATGCTGGTAAAGCCATTTACTACTCAGCGTCTCTTATTGCTATATAGTCTGCTAATTCTGCTTCACACTCTGCAAGCTGTGCTTCTAAATTAGCTTTCATTGCTTCACAATCTGAAATAGCTGAATCAACATCTTTAGTTTCTTCCCAATCTAAAACAGTAACATCATTACCATTTGGATTTTTCATAACTCTTGTATGTTTAATTGATACCATTTTTGGTGATTCAACTGATTCTACTGCTACAGCTTCTACTGCACTTATTACTTTAGCCATTTAACTTCTCCTCTAATTTGTTAATTTGTTTTTGTTGTTCTTTGACTGCTTCAATTAACAAAGCAACCATTCTATCATATTTAACTGCCTTATGACCATCTTCTCTTGTATCCACAATTTCAGGTAATACTTCTTCTACCTCTTGTGCTATAACACCAATATCGTGTCCTTTATACAAGTCTTGCTTGTCATTCCAATCAAATTCTACACCATTAAGTTTATTTAATTTATCTAATGGATTTGCAATATTTTGAATATTGTCTTTTAATCTTTTATCAGATGATATATAAGCTACAACATCTGCTGTTGCTCCAATGCTACCACTTACATCTAATCTATAAGTTGCACCTGGCGTTGTTGTGTCACCTTCTCCATATCCTAGTCTTACACTATGTGCTACTGTTAACTTACCATTAGTAGTTAAAGCCATAGCACCTTGTGTCTTAGGATGTTGGTCATCTCCCCACCAGAAACCTCTTGTATTACTATCGTTCATTTGGAAGGTCATAACATAGTCACTACCTATACCACCAAAAGTATAACTTGCGTCCATACCTATTGTATAGAAGCTACTATTCCAAACTCTATATTTATCTCTACTTATAGCTGCTGGCATTACAATCTTATTTACACTAGTAAAACTTAAATCTAAACCATTACCATTTACTCGCATTCTTTCAGTACCATCAGCTATAAAACGTGTCTGATTATTTTCTATAGCAATCATATCAGAAGTATTTGTACTTCTTAATTCTAAACTATTTTCAGATAAACCTGCTACTATTGCTTTACCAGTATCCCAAGTTAATGTACCATGTGCTGCTGCAGAGCCCCATTGATATACACCGCCACCACTTATTGTAGCTCTAACAGTTCCATTTCTACCACCATCTTTAAACTGAATAGTACCATCAGTACTACCTGCATATAACGTCAATTTGTGAGATTGTGCACCTACTGCTAAACCACCGCCACTATCATCATAAATTCTTTGGTCATTAGCAAATTGAAATCTCACTGGTTGTGCAATGTGTAATGAACCATCTGCTAGATACATTTGTTCTTCTCCAGCAGTAACAAAACCTATTTGGTCTGCTGCTTTTCGATAAAAACCAGTATTGGTATCTGGTTCAAAACTGTAAGCTGGAAATGCTACAGTTCCAGTACTAGTGTACATCCTATCTGCTTGCATATTTCCACCAGCTTGTATTCCTTCTTCGTGTGCAAAACCATAAGCACTTAAATTTTCTAATTGTTGTCCGTGCACAGAATAACCACTAATAGTATTTTCTATTGTAGGTGTGTGTACTGTATGGTCGCCATAATGAGCATCATCTCCCATACGAAATATCTTTACATCATAGGAAGAATTTGCTGTTACATAAACCTGAAGAATTTTTTCTCCATAAGTATTATCACTATCTTGACTTAATACTCTAACACCAGTAATTCTATTATTGTGTCCACCACAATTAATAACAGTAAAATTGCTGTCTTGATAACTTCTCAACCAATGTATTCTAATAAATCCGTGGTCGCCAGAATCTCCGTCTGTAACTAATATTTCTCCAGCTTGTCTACCACTTGTGTTGGTAGCTACTGTCATCCAACCTGGACCTACTGTAGCAGAGGAAGCTCCTTGTCTTCTAAATAATCTTGATGAATCGTATCCGTCTAATGTTGTAGCATTAATACCTAAAGCATCTATATCAGATTTAGTTTGGTCTGCAGTAGCTCCACTTTCTATTCCGTCTAACTTACTTCCATCAGAAGCAATGTCTCTTCCGTCTACTGTTCCAGTTACTGCTATATTACCAGTTACAGTTACACCCGTATTGGTAGTTTCAAATTTTTTACTATTATTATAATAAAGCTCTGCACTACCATTAGCAGTAAGCTTTAAAGCATTTTCAAATAAATTACCAACAGGATTATGATGTCTAATTAATAAATAATTATTTCCTTCTAAAGTTTGTACATCTATAACTTTATTACCATTTCCTGTAAAGTTTAATTCACCTGTCAAATCAATTTGATTTCCATAAAGAACAGAATCTATAGTTATCGTGCTGTCAAAATCCACATGACCAGTAAATCTACCAGTTCCACTAACATCTAAAGTATAAGACGGAGAACCAGTACCAATTCCCACTCTATTAGTTGATGCATCAATACTCAACATATGAGGGTTACCAACACTTTCTACTCTAAAATTAGAATCATTAGCAGTTTCATTAAATACTGCACCAAAATTAGCAGTTAAAGCTCCTCCAATAACTTGACTTCCTACTACAGTAACAGTACCATTGTTGTTAATCTTAAATCTTTCAGTACCACTTGAGCTTCCTACCGTTGCACCAGTTCTAAAACTTAAATCATCATTTTCTTGCATAATACAAGAGCCATAACCTCCAGTAAAAAACAATCTATTAGAATTTGTAGTTGTTCCAGTATCTTGATTTAAATGAAGTCCGTCTGCTCCAGCATCTGAAATAGTTACACGATTAGTAAAAGTAAGAGCTCCACTTGCTGTATCTGCAGTATCACTTCTTAAATATTTAGATTGAGTTGAAGACGAAGTTAAATATCCTTGTCCTGTAACAAAATCGTATACGTGGTCTGCAGTTGGAACATTATCAGTATCGCCGTTAGTAACCGCTGCAGTAGGAAGTCTATCTATATCAAATGCACCAGATGTAATTTTACTCGCTGGTAGATTTCCTATATAAGTAGCATTTATAGCTGTACCTTGCCAAGTACCAGTCATTGTGCTATCTGTATAAGCAATAGTTTTTGCAGTACCCCAGGTTGTAGCACTTTGGTCTGCTAAATAATGTCTAATTTTTTGTTCTGATTTGTCAAATGCTAAAGCATTAACATCTCCACCAGTGCCGTCTGAATATGTAGATAAGACTAATAAATCTTGATAATTATTATTAGCAGTACCAGTTAATCCACCTAATGATGTGAAGTATGCTCTTACTTGTTTTCTACCACTTGTTGTAATAGCATTAGGTTTAACATCTCTATCATCAATTGCTGCTAAATAATCTACAATAAATGTTCTATCAGAAGCTAAACTTCCAGTTCCAGTTAATCCTACACCACTAATAGTTCTTGATGTTGGTACTTTTCCATCTAATGCAGTTTGTAAACCAGTAACATCAGATATAGATGCATTATCTAACAATGCTAAATCACCTAATTGTAAGTTAACTCTAGCACCAGCTGCACTTGTAGCACCAGTACCGCCGTAAGCTAATCCCACAGCTGAACCTTGCCAAGTACCAGTAGTTACAATTCCAGTTTCTCCTACTTTAAATACAGGGGTTGTACTAGCGTTAGCACATATTTCAAAAAAAGCATTTGTTTGATTATTGTTTGCATCAATATTAAGTCTAATATTTCCAGGAGCGTCTAAATGCCCTACTCCACCTGTGCCTCTTCTTAAAGTAAAATTATTTGTATCTATTGCGTTATCATCTAGAGACAACTCTATACCGCCTTTAACATCTAATGCTCTATTAGGTACTCCAGAAGTCCAACCAATTCCTAACTTTCCAGTCATTAAAATATCGTTATCATAACTAATCCACATTGATAAAGATGGAGTTATAGCATTTCTACTTCCACTTGCTACGCCACTATCATTGTAAAATTTTAATGCACCTGCATTGTCAAATTCTATATATGATGAACCACCATAACTTCCTTGTGTATAAGTATATCCTGAAGAATTATCAGTAGTTATATCAAGATTAAATGTTTGTAAAAACTCTCTACCACCACTATGACGCATTTCATAGATTTGTAATTGTCTATCAGTATTAGTACCACTTCTATGTATTCTGAGTTTTTCTTTTACGCCGTATGTGTTTGATGGGTCGTTACCTTGTATAGATAAATATTGTCCAGCAAATCTTAAATTAGATTCTCCTTGAAGCGTTGTGCTACCGCTAGCTGTCAAAACATAATCATTAGTCATACTTTGAACAGAAGTAATAGTACCAGAGGATTGGTCTACTAATTCATATGCTTCATTACCTTCATTCCAAGACAACACCTTACCATCTTCGGTAACAGTTGGATTTAAAGCTGCAATGGTTTGAACATCAGCATTGTAAGCCAATACATCGCTACCAATATTAAGACCTAAATCATTGCGAACTGCAGAATAACTTCTACCTTCAATGGTATTGTTATCTGTAAATCGTGCATATTCACTAGCTGCTGGAGTACCGCTTGTATCTACTGTACCAGCAATGCTAAAACCTGTTGCATCAAAAGCAGTAAGCTTTATTTCACTAGCTGCTTTACGTGATTCTGTGGTTCCGTTCTGTAAGATAAATTCAGTAGTACCAGATATATCAGAAGTCATATCTGTTAATTCACTAAAATCTAAATCTAAAGTAGCAGTAACAGTTCCACCTCCAGAAAGACCATTTCCAGCAACTACATTAGTTACTGTACCTGAACCTTCAGAATTAACCTTAACCATATTAGTACCAACTTTTACATATAAGTCGTTACCAGTATAGTCATAAGCTAATTCGTATTCAGCAAAATCACTTGCAGTAGGTACACCACTCCCTCTTCTTATTTTAATAGTATTAGACATCTATTATGCTCCAGTAAAGTCGCCACCGTCAATTTCAGTTTCATATAAACCGCCAGTAATTTTAGTCTTGTGACTAAATAACCAGTAGTCTGCATCTGTACTTGCAGCAGTATTCCATGTTAATTTTGGTGCAGAAGCGTTTGTACCAATAGTAATACCAGAACCTGTATAAGTACTTGTTGTTAATGGGTCTCCACTTAAATTGTTTGCTAATACAATATTTTTATCATTTATTGTTACTTCAGTACTATTTACAGAAGTTACTGTACCATCTACTGTTAAATCTCCATCAACAGTAAAGTCTCCTGTTACACTACAATTACCAGGTAATGCTATATTATCTACAATTTTATCTGCAGTAACTGCATTGTCTTGTATTTTATCTGTTACAACTGCATTAGCTGAAATATTACTAGACAATACACCATTTGTAGCTATCTGTACATAACCAGTACTAACAGTAAAATTAGTATTATTAAAAGATGCTTTACCTCTTGCAGAACCACTTCCACCTGAACCTGCATCAGGAATTAAATCTCTAATATAAAGTATTCTATCGCTACCATCTGAAGTATCCGCAGCTGTAAAATACATTTTACTATCATTATTACTCCATGCCCATTCACCGTATTGTACCTCACTTGCCTGAGGTACGCCTGATGCGTTATAGGCAGTTCTTTTCATTTTAATTACATTACTTGCCATTTTTTTCTCCTATTTTATGAACCAGTAAATGGTCCCCCGTCTATCTCGTTTGTATTGTTCCACTCTGAAGAACTTGAATTATATTGCAATAAATCGCCATTTGTTAACGACGTTAAAGACACATCAGTCATTTCTCCTAAAGTATTTACTGTTGATACTTGTCCATCAACATAACTTCTTGTAGCAATTACGCTTGTATCTACAGCAACATCATTTGCATTTACTGTAATACCAGTACCAGCTCCTACAGCAAATTCTCTACTAGTAGTAATATCTCCACCACCAGTTAGTCCTGCACCTGCTGTTAAAGTAACAAAACTATGTGCTACGTGTTCATCGCTATCATAGTTATTTAAACTATCGTGGTCTATTTCACTATCTACTGTATTTACAGTAATGGTATTACCACTACCAGATGTTGAAACTCCTGTCCCTCCAGATACTGTCAATGATTCACTATCTAAGTCTATTGACAATACTCCACCTGTATCTCCTTGAAAGTCTAAATCTTGTGCTGTAACTTGTGCATCTACATAAGTTTTAATAGCTTTAGCAGAAGCAAGAGTAGTATCTGTAGCTGCAACAGTTGTTAAATCTGTATCAAGTACACCTGATTTTAAGTTATCAACTTCTATGTTAGATAGAGTATTATTATCAACATCTATTGTTTTGTTTGTTAGAGTCTGTGTACCTGTAAGTGTAGCAACTGTAGAGTCTATTGCAACTGTTAAAGTGTTAGTAGCTCCACTAGTATCAATACCAGTCCCTCCAGCAATTCTAAAGCTCTCTGAGTCGAGGTCAATACTTAATGTTCCACCTGTATCTGCTTGAAAATCTAAATCTTGTGCAGTTACTTGACTATCTACATAAGTCTTTGTTGCAATTGTATTATCAACGGCAACCGTAATTGTATTTCCTGAGCCAGAAGTGTCAATTCCAGTTCCTCCAGATACTAATAATGACTCACTATCTAAGTCAATAGATAATGCACCACCCGTGTCTGCTTGAAAGTCTAAATCTTGTGCTGTTATTAATGCATCAACATAAGTTTTAACTGCCTTAGCACTAGGCAATGTTGTATCGGTACTAGCTACCAAACTTAAATCTGTATCTAATACACCTGATTTTAAATTATCTACTTCTAAGTTAGAAATAGTGTTATTATCAGCGTCAATTGTTTTATTAACTAATGTTTGCTCTGTGTCGCCAGAAAAATTTTCTGCAGATGTAATTACTACATCAGAAGAACCGTTATCTACCTTAAACTTGTTATCATCATAAAAGACTATTTTTTTATATACATCTTTAATTCTATTTGGTTTTGTTAAACTTCCACCCATTATGCATTAATCCCCTTATCGTCATAAGTCTCGTTATTCAGACTTGGTTTGTCTATATATGTTGTATTTTTTAATGTTGGTTTATCAGTATACACAACATTACTTAAAGAAGGTTTATCTGTGTATGTCGTTGTAAATAATGTAGACTTATCTGTAAATGTTGTTGTCAACAATGACTCTTTATCTGTAAATACTGACTCTATATCATCGTTAAACGAATCATTTAAATCGTCAAAATATCCATTTACATTGTCAAATAACTGTAAACCAAATGTTCCATCTTTCCAATTATTAGCCATTAATAACTCGTTTGTCTTACTTGTCTCATTCCAGATATACGCCCTCTATTAGCATACATCTTACCTTCTTTAATTCCTTTTTCAAATTTTCTTTCAAAGTATGGAGCCATCTGAATCATCTCTGGTTTAAACTCATACCCTTTTTGTATAACTCTATCTACTAAGTATTGATGAAATTGTTCTGGTAATTCACTAGTTTCATCCATTTCACTAGCTGCTTTATCTAATGTATTAAAATGGTCAGCTTTTTTATAGTAAAACAATGTTACTGTTTTTGCAGAATCTAAGCTTGCAAATCTATTTATCTCACTTGCTAGCGGGTCATATACTGCTAATCCTATTGAATCTCTTTCAATCCAATATACGTTTTCTTTTACAGAACGATTATATACTCTTGAATAATTATTAGACATTATCTAAATCCCTATATTTAGGTCTACCTTGTAGACGTTTAATTGTTGTAGCATTACCTGAATCATCTGTTAAGTCCACTGACTTTATTTCTAGTATACTATCTTTTAATCCATAATAACGTTGGTTTGCTACTGTAGTAAATTGCGTAGCTTCTTCTAATACCAAAGTTCTAGCACTAAATTCATCTTGTGCTTCATTTAACATCAAAATAATTTCATTACTGCTTAATTCTGGATGATGTTTTTTAACTTGCTCTATCATCTGCTGCAACTTCATTTGGCACTCCTATCGGTATATATGGTTGTAAAAATGTAACTAAATCTTGTGATACTATCTGATATTGTTGTGCAAGCCAGTTATAATCTTGTACCACTTCTTGAAATGATAACTGGTATTCCTGTACTGCTTCATTTACTTGAGCTTGATATTTATTTAAATCTGCAGAATACTTAGCTAAGTTGTCTTGATTGTCTGCTACAATAGCTTGCATTGTGTTTATAGCATTCTGTATCAAACGTTGTGATTTTTCTGCTTGATTCTGTATAGAAACATTTGTTGCAAGTTGTGCAGTTTCTCTAGCTGCTGCTAAATCATTTTGTGCATCTGCTATATTAGCTTGTAAATCTCTTTGTGCTTTATCTAACTCTGCTTGTATGTTTGCCTGATATGCCGTATTAGCTTCATTAAATTCATTTAATTCATTTTGTATATCTGTTTGAAAATCAGATAATTGTTGTTGAGCTTTATTTAATGCTATAGAAGCCATTTCTACATCTTCTAAAGTAAGTAATGCATCAACACCAATAGTAGCTGTAGTATAGTCTACAGAAGATGATATAGTGCCATCGTATGCAGGTGCACTACCTAAAGATATTTTTCCTGTAGCAGTAACAGCAGTACTATTTGTAACTGTACCAGCACTTGCTCCACCACCAACATCATCATTTCCTGGTCCACTATAGCTAACTGCGGTTAATAAATCAGCACCAGTAGGCGGGTCTATATCATCTAACCCAGTACTTAGATTAGTTAAGGTAGTATTACGTACATTTAAAAATTTTCTTAACATTTGTTGTGAAGCATACAATACTACTCCTCTATTTAATTCTGTTGGAAAGTTAGATATAGTAGATTCACTAACTGAAACAGAATTATCTGGTGTTATATGTACAACACTTGCAGTTTCACTAGCAGTAGGTGTAGGTAAAATATTTAACGTATTGTCTAATATGTAATACACTGGGTCAAACTTGCTAGTATAATAAATACTATTAATATCAGCATAGTTATCTCTGTCAGCAGAATTTATTTCAGAACATTCTCTGTTTCTTGTACCATCATTTCTAGTAACACTACACACCTTTAATACATCTGTCATAGAATGTGTAGGAGTAGAATTGTCTTTAGAAGAACTTTGTGTTAATCTAGGTTCAATATCCATATTATTCATTACATACTTAGTAATAAACTTTACACCTTCTACTAAATAACTATTAGCTTCTGTAGTATAAGAACTAATACTTCCTGTTATTGCTTCTATATCTGTTTGAAAACTCATTTTTCTCCTTTAAAATTTTTTGGGGGAGTATATTGCAACTCCCCCGTATTCAACTATTAGCTAAATTTCAAAATAGCGTGTGTTTCAGGTAGTTGAATTTCAAGACCTGCTTCTGTAAGAATCATGTCTCTTCTGCCGTCAACATCGTTGTTTTGAATGTTAGTAATAATTTGAGTATCTCTAGACTCACCATTACCAGCTAGTGGTCTGTAAGCTACGTTGTTTAAGTCAACAACGATAGCGTGGTTTGCCCAAGGACCTCTTAATAGTGGTTCCATAACAAAGTTAAGAGTACCATATAAAGTATCTACTTGTGTTACGTTAACACCATTAAACAGTGATTGTCCTTTATCAATAGAAACACCATATGGTGATGATGTTGGTACACCAGCTGCTGCTACTCCAACGCCTGCACTCATAGTATTTCCTAAGAAAGAACTACCACCTAATTTGTTAAGCCAGTTCATGATAGAACGTGAAGCAAGTACCATTTTACTGCCACCTGCACCAGATTCTGCATCAAAAATATCTGACATAGCATCTACGAAGTCATCATATCCTGATGAAGCATAAGTAAATGTTTTTACTCTACCGTAAATTTCGGTGTATGGTAAGATACCCCAAGTTTTACGTGCAGCGTCTGTTGAACTTTCATCAGTTACACCATAACCGAATAGTAAAGCATTCTCAATGTCCATCTTATGTTCCATAAGTTTTTCTTGATATACTCTCATGTATTCGTTAGCGTCACCTCTGTAGCGTGTAGCTAAAGAAGTACCAGAAAATAGAGGTACAACAGTTTTGAAGATTTGAGCATATCCTTCTCTTGAGAAGAATTCATCTCTCCAACCACCCACTGGTGCTGTATCGCCTTCTAAGTATGCTGAACCAATTACTTGTCCATTTGCATTGTCTGCAAATACCAAAGTGTCTGTGTTAGCATAAGTTGATATCTCACCATTTTCTACACCTGTTTTCACAGCTTTAACATATTCTGCATTAATAGATGTATCTGTTGAGTTTTGTGTTACACCTGTAATTCTGTAATATGCAATTACTGGTGATGCTGTACTTGATAAAGTAGCTGTTGCTTCCATAGCAATCATTTGTCCTACTTGTAAAAATTCAGCTTTGTATTCTCCGCCACTTACTTTTCTTCCATAAATATCGTAATCAACATCAACTTCAAATGAGCTTAGATTAAACTCTGAAGCTGCCCATGTAGCGTCAGCAGTTAAAGTATCTGCTGCTTTAACAAAGAAGTTTCTTCTTTGCCATTGATGTCTTTTTTCTAAGAATTTAAATACAGGGTCATCTGTAGGTTTCTTAGCTACTTTTGATAAATATGCGAAGAAAGGTGAAGCAGCTGGGTTTAATTCAGCGACTCTCTCGCCGAAGTTAAATATTCGTCTACTATCATTGATAGAAACACCTTGAGGTGTAACACCAATGCTAGGTGAGAATATTCCGTTTGCGTCTTGTGCCATTTTGCCTTCTCCTTAAATTAGAATGGATTACGCTTGTTAAAGTTACTAATCATCGCATCCATCATCTTATCTTCTACGTTTTTAGTTGGCGACTGGTCACTAGCTCCTGGCTGTACTCCGATAGGTTTAGGTATACTTAGTTTTTCATTACGTTGATTCATCACTGCAGCTTTCTGTTGAGCTTGTGGGGTTATCTGTGTAACCTGTTGTGAACCTGTGTTCATTCTCAGTTGGTGAAGTTGCACCAAATTATCTAACGATAATGAATCTGGTGATGACATCTGAGCTACAAAATCATTAGCTTGCTCAGGAGTATAGTTATACTTAGACTGTAAGTCTCGCATAACCTTTTGGTCCCTAGCTATTGCTTCTTGTTCTTGTTGTGCCTTTGTCATCGTTTGCATGACTCTTTCATTTGAACTTGCTACATAATCTGACATAGCTTCCAAATAAGATTCTTGCTTTGCTAAGTACTTTGCTGATGCACTATCAGGGTCAGTCAAAGCTTCAGAACGGTCGAAGTCAGCTGGTTTTGTTGGTTTAACAGGTTTTTCTAATACTGTTTCCTTCTCCACTGGAGCAGCAGGTGCAGGTTGACTCACTCTTGACATAACATCTGCCATTTGTGATTTCAACATATCTACTTCTGCTTGTCTCTTATCAGCTTGACTTTGCCAGTATTGAAACTGGTCAGGGTCGTTCTTTGGTTCCATAGTAACTTGAGTATCAGTTGGTTCACCTTCAACTACTTCTTGGCCGACAGGAGCAACCTGTTCTTGTGCTTGTCCAAATATTTCGTTAAAAATGTCATCTGAAGTAGCAGTTGGCTCAGTCGTTACGCCTTCTGCTCCTTGCTCATTTACTGTGTCCATTATATTTTCTTCCATTTTATCTCCTATGTTAACTCTCTTCTACCTCTTGTGGTTCAAATATATCATTTTCCATGATATCCATTTCACCAGGAGAAGAGTTCATCAACTGTTGTTTTGCATCGTTCAACCTTGCTTTATAAAGCGTAGTTGCCATATCAGCTCTGTTAGATACTTTATCTAACTCTCCACTGAATTTTTCTACTTCTAGTCGTTTCTTAGCGTGAACTTCTTCACGTTGAGCAGTTTGTAAATCGCCCTTGACTTTCTTTAATTCTT